TGGTGGTACAGCATTAAGAGGAAACTACGCAGGTATAGGTTATACTTGGGATGAAGATGATCAAATCTTTTGGCCTAAAAAACCTTACACATCTTGGGTAAAACATAATGCATCAGCTTCTTGGAAATCACCAATCGGTGATGCTCCTGCATTAACTGCAGAACAAACTTCACAAAACAAAGCTAATACTCATATGTGGTCTTATGTATGGAATGAAGCTGGACAGACTTGGGACTTGACAGATAACAAGGCATAAATTAAAAATGGTGGTGGTATGCAGAAGAAAGTATTAACAGAGCAAGCTCTATATTATGGTGATGTGGCAATGCCTAAAGATTGGGACATTGACCGAGATAAATTATCAGGCGACATTTTACAATCAGTAATTACAGATTCACAATTTCCGTTTTCACGAACTTGGGATATGTTAAATACCTATATGCGAGATCACGTTAATCTTGAGTATGGTTTCACTTTAGTTAACAAAGAAACGTGGGGAAACATCTATAAACCTAGCGAGACTACAATTCCATTACTTAATATTGATCCAGTAGATTTACGTAACTCACCAGATTATACATTACTCTATGGTGTAAAAGTCAAAGATTGTAATGTTCGAATACATTATGAAGATAACAGACGTAAAGGTAGATCTTGGGATATACCATTGACTAATAATCAATTCATAATGTTTCCATCAACGAATATGTATTACCTAACTAACAATCAAAAAGATTCATTAAACTTTGTACAAACAATAACTTATGAATATATCTAATTACTATTGGTATTTTAGTGGTGTGTTGACACCTAAATTTTGTGATGATGTAATTGCTTATGCAAATTCACAAGAAGAAGTTATGGCTAGAACAGGTGGTTATGGTGATAGAAAATTAAAAAAAGAAGAGATAAAAGATTTAAAAAAAAAAAGAAACTCTGATTTAGTTTGGTTAAATGATACTTGGATATACAAAGAATTACACCCATATGTACATAGAGCAAATCAAATGGCAGGTTGGAACTTTGAATGGGACAGATCAGAATCGTGTCAGTTTACAAAATATAAACACAATCAATATTATGATTGGCATTGTGATGGTTGGGACAAACCTTATGAAAAAGAAGGACCTGACAATGGTAAGATTCGAAAACTATCTATGACTTGTCAATTAACAGATGGTTCAGAATACACAGGTGGTGAATTAGAATTTGATTTTAGAAACTACGATCCACATATGAGAGATGAAAGTCA